TTTTTTAGCGTTGCCAGAATCCTCATTGGCTTTCTCCAAGGTAGGAAACCTCTTAGGCCACAACCTCATAAGCGTTGCCGCCTTGTAGTTTAGGTTTTCCTCAAGGATGCGGAAGTTACCGCACTCATGCGATAGTTGTCCTATAAACATAGCCCTCTGATTTATGGTGGTAATGTTAAATCTTTGGAAAGTTTCGTTTAATGGGATAGCCCAAGACTCATCTATGTGAAGTCGTTTTAGTTGTTCAGGAGTCATTTTTACCCTTTGTGGTGCGTAAAATACTTATCTTCTGCATCTTTTCTTGCTTGTATTGCCAAGTCTATTGAGGAAAATCTGCCTAAATGCTTTGTTTTGCCATGCTTTGATATTCTTGCTCTCCATTTATTTTCTTTTTTGTTAAAAGAAATGCCTTTATATCCACATAAGTTGTCAGTTCTTGTTTTTGTGTTTTCTTGGTTTTGAGAACTTGTAGCAAGTCGCAAATTACTAATGCGATTATCGTCAGGATTCCTGTTTATATGATCTATCAAAGTATCAGGAAAGTATCCGTATATATAAAGCCATGCCAACCTATGTGCCATATATAACTTTTTATCTACCATTATTTGCCGATGACCTTTAGTTGCAATGTGACCAGCAATGTCTTTTTTTGGGCCTAAACGCCTAAATCTTTTAAACAATCCAGTTTCTGCATCATAGGAAAATAAATCCTTTAGCCTCGCTTGATTTAAATCAGCGTTTACTGTCATTTACTTTCTCCATTACTGCTTGGTAGGCTGATATACACGCATTTAACTGCAATGTGTTTCTATCCCCTTGGGCTACTATTTCTGCGATGGCGGCAAGGGTTGCTCTGTCTGCTTCGTCAGCAGTTGAGTTAACCTGTCCGTTAGGTTGGCTTCCCGCTTTTGCGCTATCTCCGCTGGCAACGGGGGTATTTGAACTGGTTTGTGGGCAACTTGGGGTCGGGAGGCGCACCCTACCAGCACGAATAGCACGATCAAGACTAGACTGTTTTTCAGTAATGGCATTATTGGCCTCCTGTAACTTGGTTGAGTTTTCATTAAGTTGTTTGGTGAGTTCTTGCTCTTTTACACGGGCTTCTTCGTTCTTGACAGCAATCTCTGCTTGCATCTCAATATCACGATCATCCCATCCCTTATGGTGTCCATAGCCATAAAAGCCTGCTAAAGCCAATAGAACGCCTAAGATAACCCAAGGATTAGGAATCATTGTTCAGCCCTCGCTAATGCCCTCTCATTGGCTATTTTCTCCTTCTCAGGATCAATATAGTCAGGTGGGGTGGTAGGTGGTGGTGGCGCACGCCATTCCTCATCCAAAGGTGGATTCACCCATACTGGCAAATCATTAGAAGTAACCGACTGGGGTGCGCTTACAGGTATAGGCGTAGTCGGTGTTGTTGGTGGAGTAATAATAGAAGGAGCAATTTTTTCGGCAATGGCTTTAGCACCTGCTTTAATAGCAAACATACCAATCAATGTAGTTACTGAGCCTGTCATCAAAAGCATCACATCGTTAAGCATTTTGGTAAATGCCGCATCAATGGGAGCCATAGTCTTTATTGGCTGTTGAACGTACATAAGTGAATAGACCATAGACATTACTGTTCCTCCAAAAACAGTCATCAAAACTATGACCACAAAAGACCATATAACAATTTGAATAAGAAGAACTAAATCCTCAACTGTTCTTATTTTGAATTCGTCAAATGCGCTCATTTTTGTGGCTCCGATGTGGTTTGCGCTGGTACTATGGCTTGCTTTTCAAGGATTGGGGCAACCAAGTAATCAGGACAATCTTGACTAAATTGACAATCAGGACGCTGACAACGTTTGGCAGAAAAGTTCTTAGGCTCCTGACAAAAATATCTCACACGTTCGTCACATGATGCTAAAACGAATAAACCTATACATATCAACCACTTCATGTATACAAAATGGCTTTTTCTATACATATTCATTTGGTTTCTTTCAGTTCTTGTTTCAATTTACGCAATTCTTTCATCTCTCGCTTGAGTTGTGCCTTCATGTAAAGAGTCTCCACATAAGCCATTGAGGTTGCGCCAACAACAACACAGAGCATCACTCCAATTAAAACCCACCAGATAAGTTTTGCAGTTGCCACATCAGCCACCCAAAGATCAATGAAATAAACCCAACAGCAACCAAACTACTTATCATCTCAATCTGGCGAATTTCCTCTTGTTCTTGTCTCCAACGCTCTATTCTTGCCCTTCGGATCATCTCCGACCTCGCCCACTCTTGCTCTTGCTCAATTTTTGCATACATCTTCAAGAATCTGCTATACAAGTCCTTCAACTCAGCAGGCGCATACACCATCGCCTCCCTCACTTGTTCCATCAGTTTCTCAAGTTGCAACTCAATTAGAGTCCTCTCAATCGCTTTCTTGCTACTATTTTGGTCAGGATCATAGACATTCTTTGATTCTTCCTCTAATGACCGATAGTAATTGTTGATTTGCTGTTGTGTATCGAATAAAAGACCAAGTTTCTCACCAATGTCCTTAATGAGTAAGAGTTCCATCTCCTCATAAGACTGTTGCTTCTTGGAAGCGGTTTTCGCTTTCGCCAGAGGCTTGGGGGTTTCTTCTGTTGGCTTGGACTTGGGCTTTCCGCTAAGTAGACCAATGAGCCACTGCCAAATGCCTTTGATTGCCTTGACATCTGCAAGGACACCTTCAACTGTCTTCTTAGCACCCTCAAGTTCCATTCTTCCCTCATGGAGCATTGCACAGCCTTGCTTAATAAAGCCAACTGCACCTTGCGCCAACATGAGGAGAGAAAAAGGATCAATGGTTTACTCCTAGTCTTGTTGCTGTTCTAGAGTAGATTGGGTTAATGTTCTCAAACTACTTGGGTCTGTAAGCAATCGAGTAACACGATTCTTCTCATTTGCAGGCAAAGCATCAAGCAAATTAGCCGCACTTTGAGGGTTTTTCATTGCTTCTGTCAAAGTCTTCATGGTTTTAACGCCAAGAGCCTTTTCATACTCGCTAATGGCTTTATTACCAGCCGCCGCAAACACATTGATGAATGATGGCAAGCGAACAAGAGAAGTATTTTGTTTAACAAGTTCAGCAACAGCCTTTTGACCTTCTGTTGATTGTTGAGAAACAGATATTTGTGTGAGACGCTTGTTTGCCAAATCACGCAATACACCCATTGTGCTATCTGCTAACTCAACACCAATGTTGTATTTTCCTGGGCCAAGAATCTTCTCAACAGCCTCTGGAGACTCGTTTTGCACAAGACGAACAAACTCATCAGGATTGGTTTTGTAAAGGCGCATTGCCTCACCAGTAAGTTTGCGCTGTGCAATAGTTTGCATACCCTTTGTGTAGTCTGCCAAGTATTGACGATAGCCTTTGCCACCAGACTGCTCAATAGCATCCACTAAAGCAGGGCGAATGTCAGACAAAACGCTAGAAGCAAGGTTTCTTTGTGAGTTTGCATCCATGCCAGGACGTAATCTAGCAATAGCCGCATTAACTGAGTTCTTTCTAATAGCATCCAACGCTCTAGCGTCAATCACGCCACCACTAGCAGTCCATTGTGCTATGTCATCCGCAACATTCTTAATTGCTCCTTGCAATAAGTCATTACCAGCATAGTTTGGATTGTTCCCTATTGCCGATATGTTTCTTACAAGTTGATTGCCTTCTAACGGCTTAATTCCTACTGAACGCAAAGCATCTGCCGCTTGTTGATTAAACCTAGCACCTTGACCTAAATCAAGAGATGCTTGAGCCGCCTTGTTTGACCACTCATTAAAGGCTTTTTCAGCCAATTCATCAGCAAATGTATATTTGGATGCACCAACTGGTAAGCCACGCTTAATCAAATCAAGACGAGCATAGGCTCTCGCTGTGTCACCTGCGGCAATCAAATCTTTAACCTTCTGAACCTGTGCCGCCGCTTCTGCGCTTAGTTTTCCAGCAGTTGCTTCGTAATCAGCCACTTGTTTGCCTAAATTGGCACGATCTAGAACCGCCTCTCTTTGAGGAGTAGTCATTGCATTTAAGTTCTTTTTGGCTGTTTCAAGAACACCACGAACTTCTGCCGCATTAGTTCCACCAGCAAGTTTGGATAAAGCCTTTAATGATTCTTCTTCGCCAAATAACTTTACTTTTCTCAAGAACTGTGGATCACGCTCTAAAGCGTTAGTAATCAATGATTGCCAAGTTGGGTTATTTAAAGATGCAGTAATTTCTGCCACAGATGCACCTTCAGGAGCATTTTTAAGGATGCTTAACACTTTAGGCAAGTCTTGACCCAATGCTTGAGAAGCAATAGATGCCGCTTTAACTTCTGCCGCAGAAGGTTGTGGTTTTACAAAAGCCTTAACTTCTTCAATACTTGGAAGATTAAGACGTTTTCCTATATTTGACTCTGTAACACCTTTTACTAATGGGGTAAGCAATCCTCTTCCAGCCTCAGTAACTTTTTGTACGGCAGAACCTAAATAAGGAGCAACTACACGACCACCAGCCTCATAAGTAGCACCTTCTAATATGTTGCTAATTGGTTGGGTAATGGCTTCAGCACCTTGTCTAGGTTGTTGCCCACCAAAAAAAACATCGCCAAGATTTAAGGCTTCTTTTGCTATTCCATAACCAAGACCAGCACCACCAACAGTACCCAATGGGCCAAGTGCAGTTCCTAAAAGACCACCACCGCCCGCACCCGCCATTTCAACAGTAGGAGCAATTAAATTACGCACACTTTGATCTGTGTTTGTAGATGTGGGTGTAGGTGCAGGTGTAGTAGAAACAGGAGTTTGTGCGGTTTTTAATCCAACTTTAGAGTCAAATTCTGCACGAGGAATATCAGAATAAAACTTTTTGTATAGCGCATTAGCCAAAACATCGTCTGGCATATCAGCATATTGTGGATACTGATTACGGATTTCGGTTAATGTTGTCATTATCTAATTCCTAATGGGTCTGATTTTTCGCCACCTTGACCACCTTGTTGACCAACTTGACCACCTTGGTTCTTATACTCATAAGTCATATCAAAGGTTTCTTTAATCCGACCAGCAGATGCTCTTGTTTCTTGTGCCGCTCTTAACAAGTAACCTTTTAAATCTGAAGCATTTTGTGTAAGTTTTAATGGAGCAAAAGCATCTCTTAGGTTTTGACCTTCTGCGTTAGACACATTGCCTAATGCTCCTCCAGTTGGAGATGAAGCCCTAATACTTTGCAACTCATTAAATCCACCACGAGCAACAATAGAGGTATACAAGGCTTCAGCCGCACGAGCCTCTTTAGTAATAGCAGGTGTGCGTCCACCAATTAGACCTGTAATGCCTTCTAATCCTTTGCTATTAGCCAAGGTTTCTAAGTCTTTTGCCAACTTTTCTGCATTACTCTCAAAGGTTACAACAGCAGTTTTGGCCTGTGGATATTTGGCTTCACGAGTCTGTATTTCTTTTGGAGACAAGCCCTCAATTGCAGAAGCAGGAGTCATCTTATTTGCAATTGCAGTCGCTCTATCAACAAATATTACTTTGTTTGTATTTGGATCAACAACGGCAACAGGTGGTTGCTCTGCACGAGGTTGACCAGGTGGGCGTGATGCCAAAGCACGAGCCGTAACAAACTCTTGATATGTGCCTTTAAAACTACCGCCATCAGGTGTTTTGGCAAACTGATATTCAGCAACCATGCTAGGAGGTGCTTTTTCTGCTTTAGAAGTTTGTTCATCAAGTTTTGCTTGATAAGCCTTATTAAATTCTTCAGTTCCTTGTGGAGCAATAGAAGACGCATAAGCAACAGCATTACGCACTTCAGGGGTGAGTTTTTCAGCCGTTCTTTGCTGAATCAGAGCATAGTCACTTTGTGCTTTTCTTAGATAGTCAGAAAGTCTCATTGCGCCTTCTTGATCGCCAATGCTTGCCAACTGTTCAATCCCTCTTTGTATTGTTGCAGGATCATTTGGGTTAATGCTTTGACCAACAGCATTTCTTGCGCTTATCAGTTTTAACTGTGCATCTTCAGCACCCAAAGCACCTCCAATTCCACGACCTAATTGTGTAGCACCTGCGTAAAGCATGGCACGACCGAACTCATCAGGAGCCATTTGGCCTAGTTTTGCACCCTCTGCCAAGCCCTGTTGAGCCATTTGTTGTTGGTACATCTCAGGAGTAATACCAAACAACCCTCCTACGATATCTGTTGCCATGATTACTCCTTAAAAGTTTGCGTAGCCTAAAGGCACATAGTTACCATAGGCATCAACTGTTGGTGTGTTCATGCCTTGGCTTGTTATACCGCCCGTTGTTGGTGCAGTAGAAGTCAACCAACTAGCCAAACCTTGACCCAAAGTAGATGTAGGGGTTCCAAATCCACTCAACAAGTATGCGCCTGGGCTTGTTGTAGCCGCTGGAGATGTTCCATAACCTGCCGCCAAACTTGTTCCAGTAAGTCCCAAACGACCTGCATTAGCACCCGCACCAGAGATAGATGTACCCAAACCAGTACCCAAGGTAAATGGTTGTTGTGCCATAGCCTCTAAGTTACCTGCTTGACCAAACAAACCTGCACCATAAGTAACTTGTTGTTGACCAGCCTGTTGAGCATTTGCCGCCAATTGAGCATCTTGTTGTGCCAAAGCGTTGTAATAGGCCTCCAATTCAGGATTAGAACCCATCAAACCTTGTGCGCCACTTGGACGCAAACCAGTTGAACCCACTGACAAACCACCACGACCTGTTTGGAATTGTTGGTTTCTGATAGCGGCTAACTGTCTTTGGCGACTAGGATCGAGCAAATCATATTGCTTTGCCATGTATTGTTGAGCAACTTCTTCAGGGGTTTGTGCCAAGTAACTAGCACCCAATCCCAACAATTTGTTTTGAGCAGAAGTAATCTCAGGAGCCGCTGTATAGCCTGCGCTTACTAATTGACCAGTAGTAGGGTCAACTTGGAAGTTTGATGTGCCAAAGCGTGTAGTAACGCCTACTGGACGGAACTGTGAACCAGAAACTGCTGAACCAGTTGCCGCCATTAAATCTTGTTCTGCCTTTCGTGCGGCATCCCTTGATGCTTGAGTTTGTATTAAACCACCAGCAGTTTGAAGCCCACCTTGGACAATCCCTTTTTGACTTAGGAAGTTCATTGCCCCTTGAGCCGCACTACCACCAGCCGCCAATGCTTGTTTAACTGCGGCTTGTGTAGCCGCATCTAGAGAGGATAAAGCGTTATTTCCTCCATAGGTTTGTGGAATCAAAGCATCAATCTGAGCCTGTGTATAAGGTGTGCTACCAGTACCAGCGTAGCCTAAATCACCATATCCATAAGTGAAATCTTGTGGAGATGGCGTACTACCAACGCCCCCATATTGATAGCCTTCACCACCATATCCATAAGTAAAGTCTTCTAATGCCATGTTATTTGCTCCCGTTGTTCCTTGACTTGAAGTTCCGCTTGAACTTAATAAAGTAGATGGTGTTACTTGGCTAATTGCCGCATTTGTTAAACTACCCGTTACTGATTGTTCTAAAGGCTGACCGCTAAGTAACCCTCTAGTAGTCCCACCAGCCACATTGCCAACCAAATTAGAACCAGTTTCTGCGCCTACTGCACTACCAACCTGACCAGCGGCTTGGCTAATAGCATAGTTTGTGGCAACATCTTCAAGACTAGCACCTTTGTCTAAGGCAACTGCCGCTTGAGCCGCAGAGGTATAAGGGGTGGCTTGCCCTGCTGTTGCAACATTTATAACAGTTGCCCAACCGCCTGGGATTTCCTGATTTACTGTGTCATCAATATCAGCCAAAGACTCTGATGCACTTTCAACAATATTGCTTGGTGCTTCAATAATCTCATTGATAATTCCACCGCCACCGCCTTGGGGTTGAATCTTTCTGTCTCCCACATGGCGAAACGCACGAATGGGGAGGTCTGGTATGCCTAATAAAGCAAAACTATTTCTCATATATTTGCCTTCCAGTTGTACTGTGGCAAGTCAGATGCTTGTACATCCAAACCAAGACGCTTCATCAGTTCAACAATTCCTTTGTTATCTGCTTTCCCGTAGACAGTCTTAATGCCTAACGCCTTGCCTCTCCTGACAAAGCCAATAACAGCCCTTGCCAATGTCGTAGGATTGTCTTCAGTAAACAAATGAATTTCTGCTGATGTTGGGTTAATCTTACGCACCAAAAGAACAGAGTCGTTCTCTTGCATCAAAATACCAGACTTGTTCTTGACAGACTGATTTACAGCAAGTAACGCTTTATTAGGGTCAATTTTGCGCTTGACCGCATCTGCTTTAATGATTTCTGATGCTTTCATTACATTGATCCATTCGCAATGATGTTGCCAATCACAGTCAAATTACCAGACGCATCAATCTTTGCAACGGGCGTTGTTATGTTGTATATATACAAGACATTTGACGCTTCTACAAAAGAGAAGTTTGTGAATGTTCCATCAGCCTTGGACGCAATAGCCGTTTGAATGTTAGTGAACTCAGTATCAATCTCAGTTCCCTTGACAACCTTATTGGCATTACCAGACGCAAGCGCATCTTTAGCCGCAAAGTTGGTGGTTTTCGTGTAATTAGACATATTTATTCCTTACCCAAGTTTTCCGTTTTTAGCCTGAATTTCAATCTTTTGAATACTGATAGCAGACCCATTGATCTCAATTTCATACGCTGTTTGTACAACTTTGCCATAGCCAGATGCTTGTCCAACCAAAGTGCCAATCTGTATGCCAGTTGAGTAATACGCTACTGGAACACCATTAGCACCATACTCGGCAATTCCATACTCCGCTACTGAAGATATTGGAATAGTTGCTTGTGTAGCGTAATACTGACCTGAAAAGTCATATGACCACTTAATTGTAAATACTTGGTTTGTTCCACCAATCACAACCACCGATATTTTCTTCAAAATAGATGTGATGTTTTGATCGCCTAAGTCAGCATAGTTTGTGTAATACTGGAATCGGTAAGATGAAGAATGATCAAGATATGTCCCATACTTACCGATATAGCCAGTTTTGCCAATCAGTAAATCACCATTTCTTCGAGATAAAAGTGCTGAAGGCTCAATGCTGTCCCAAGTCGTTACCCTTGCAGAACCATCTTGCAACTGAGCCTTTGTATCAAATACATAGACTTGTTTGGCAGTAGGAAGCGTTAAAAGATAAAACGCATTGATCTCTGAGTAAACTGCCTTAATGTTTGCCAATGTCTCTGACTCAACATAAGTCATCAGATCATTACGCACATTCTTAGACAAATCACGCAAAGGTGCTGACTTCTCTTGAATAGTACGCATCACACTACGAACACCTGAGTTTGACAAGAAAACAATGTCTGAGGCAGTCGTAACAATGCTATCCCTTGATAGACAACCAATGTTTCCAATACTGTCGCTCAAAGCAAGAGAAGATGGCGTTGTAGCACCTGAATAAACCAATATTTGACGCTTGCCAAATATAAACAGGAAACCATTGTGTGCGCCAAGGCCAACAATTTGATCCGATCCGTTAGGCCACACTTGAGAAACATTCAATGTGCCTGAAGTGCCACCCGTCCAGTTATGCCCTGCCAACAAGTCAGAAAAAGTAATCGTTACATTGTCAGAAGTCGTACTAGCAACCCACAAGCGACCAAAAGCAGATATGGCAATGTTTGCCAAAGGAACTGTGCCTGAATACCCTGTTTTCTCAGATACACGCCTATATGTAGTAGTGCTTACCGCAGGGTCATAGATCAATGGGTCATACCCAGATTGAAAGAAGTAGGTTATTCCATTTAAAGATGCACATTGCCAATTGCTTGCTGTAATGGTAGGGGCTGTACCCCCTCCCCCATAGGTCAATTCCACAACAGCATTTGAGCCATCTAACTTGAATAACTTGTTGTTTCCAGCAAACAATACAGTCAAAGTGCCATCTAATTGCACTAATTCATGTATTACTTTTACATCGTTTGAGCCTAAATTACCGCTAGATAAGTTAACCCTTGACCAACCTTTTCTAGCCCCAATACGTCCATATTGGTCAATCACGCAGTTTGTAGCAATAGCCGCATACCCCGCCTCTAAAGTAAGAGGTGAGTCTTGCGTGTTTAGCCCAAAGAAGCCTGGTGCTTGAACACTAAAGGTTTTTAACGCTTGGGTCATACAGAGACAAACTCCTGATTCTCAGGATATCGTGTACCTTCCAATGCTATGTAGTCTGACAGCATTGCTCTATATAAGTTATATGCCTCTGAAGACGATAAGCCACCATCCTCACCACGCTCCACCAAAGCACGAGCATAGGCGTTTTGAGCAACCAAAGTATCAGGCACTTTCACCACAGTTGAATCTGATGTCAAAGTGGCTTGTGGGATTGTTAAGGCAAATGGGATGCTATACACGCCATCAGGACGAGGATAGAGAGTTACTTTTGTGTCGTAACTACCATCTACGCCATCAAAGGAATAGTAGGCAGGTATGCCATTTACAGGAGTAGAGAAGTTCTGATAACGATTCATGGTAGCAAAGTCGATATTTTTCATACCAATATTGCTTGTGACGTTAATCACATCCTGAACTTGGAACTTCTGACCAGCACCAGTTAATGCGTAGGAATATGTGCCAGAAGTGGTAGATAGGGTAACTGTCGTGCCAAGGACATTCCAAGCATAAGCATCTTCTACTTGACGCTTTGCATCATTGACAAACTTACCAATAAGTGTTGAATAAGTTGTTTCGTTGTAAGTAGCAACAACAGGCTCTCTAAGCCTAACTAATACATCGTTAACTAATTCTAGATAGGTCATCTGCTTGCCTTTGCCTTATTCCTTGCGGAAATTGACTTGGCTTTTGCCTTTGCATCAGCCTTGGAAGAAGCACCCCAAGCCTTTAGCGAAAGAAGCAGTCTAGTTGGTTCACCATCCTTGTACTCCGCACCAGCCATATTGCCCATGCGAGCCAAGAAACTTGCTCTGCGAGGGTTATCCCCCGACTTTACTGGTGCTTTCAAATTACCACCAGTTTCTGCATTATAAGATGCTCTTCCCTTGGCGTTCAACCCGCCCTTCACATTTTTACCTTCGGAGCGTTGCCAAGCGGGAGTTTTCATCACTTCACCTTTTTTGGTTTCTTTGCAGTTTTAGCAGACTCAATAAACGCTTTGGCAGTTGGCGCACCTTTGCTACCAACTTTCCGCATCCGTTCACCAGAGCCTTCAGCGATTCTTTTCTTCTTTGCCAGAATGTTTGCATAAAGACCTTGTTTCATTTCTTTTTCTTCATTGGCTTGCTCATGCCAGCCTCTGATAGGGCAATAGCAATCGCTTGTTTACGGGACTTAACCACAGAGCCTTTTTTACCAGAATGTAGAGTACCTTCTTTGTACTCATGCAAAACTTTACCAATTTTCTTTTGCCCTTTGGTCATTTTCATGGTTTTTCCTTTGTAATTGGCCCACCAGATTTCCACGCATCACAAGTACGAGCCGAGGCACAGGTGAATTGAAATAAGTCGCAATAGCCTAAATCAGCCGCCTTGACAAAGTTCTCGTCATAGGACAACTCATTCTCTCCCTCATCCTTCTCTAGTCCACCAAGGATGCACTCCATCATCTTAGGAGTCTGGATAAAGGCGGCACAGTTGCCACAACGCATACCCATAATGTCTTTGGTAGGAGCGTTATACATCTTAGCCTTCTTCAGCCAGAAAGAGTCATTTGGCTCTTCAGGGTTAGGAGGGCCATATCCATACTCTTTGAAAGCATGGTTTCTGTTTTTAAGATTGGTAGAAACATCCTGAGTCGCCACAGGACAAACAGTTCCTGAGAGCAATCCTTCTTTCATCGGAGTAACTTTCCACCAATGAAGGTGATTACGCCACCAACCATAGATGCGATGGTCATACCCATCCAAAAGCCACCTTTTGACCTGTTTGCCAACTCAAGAAGAGCCTTGACATCAGCAGACAATTGGTGAACCTCACTCTGTAAGGCTCCAACTTGGGCTTCTAGTTTGCCAAACTCTCGTGCGCTAATATCTTCACTCATAACAATTGTTCCTTACGGGGTCTACCCATAGGTTTCTTCAAAGTTAGTGTCTGCCTTGTTCCATCAACCTTCTCAACCTCTACAACAGCAGAAGTATCTACCTCTGTGTATTGAGGGTGTCTACGCATCTCAATAATGTCATAGTCCTGTC